GGCAGGGCCGCAAGGAATCGAACCTTACGCGTAGAACCCCCTCTCACTGACCACCAGGCCAGCTAGCCGCATAGCATAATCTATTCTTCACCTCGCCTGAGACCGAGATCTGAGGTGGCGCTTTTACTTTGTTTGCTAAGGTCATCCCATTACAGGATGCTATACTTAGTGATCAGAACCGAAGTTCTGCCCTCCGCAAGCGGGAACAATACCGCTCCGATGACCGTTAAGTCACCTTGCCAACTACTGAATTAACTGCCGTCGACTTTGATCCGAGACCGCGCCCTTAAGGGAACCCACGGAACTGGAACAGATTATACTACAGCCTTGATAAAGTCAACATGCTGTCGAAGACCAGACAACATGTCAAGAGACACCCACACCCTCTTCCCTTTCGACCACTGGTATCTTCCGAACACAGAGTTCAAGAAACTGTGCTTTGGAATATAATTACTTCGTCGATAGATCCATTTCCACATCTCGTTCCGACTCAGCCTAAGCATCTGTCGGACCTTCGATAACCCTCTGATATGGTTAATACCATAGGGCGCGCAACCCTCGCGGACGGCGCTTAGACGTTGATCTTCCGAAGAAGCCTTTGGGTCATAGGGTTCGTTCCAGGCTTGGGCATAAAGCGCCGCGTTGAAACGGTTACGCCCCTCAGTCACCATCTCAACGGATATGTGACCGGAATTGACCTGAACAAACCCCTCAGGCACCCCCCCCTTCGCCAGGTGGGGGAGTGGTCGCTCTACTGGTTGCTCGAGATAGTAAAGCTCTCTATGCCAGAGGCCACGCCTCCTTAGCATAGCCTGATCCACAGCCAACTCCAATCCCCTCGTCAATGACCTACGGGACAAGTGAACAGCTTTCTCGTTCTGTTCGACAAAGAACTCGCGAGCAACACGAGTCCTTTCTTTGCCATGCCCGTCCGAAAAAGAGTAAAAGCGACTCTTCAACGAAAACACCTGTTCCGACGGCGATTTATGAGTCCAACAAGACCGAGGTCTTACGAAACCCACTCCTCGACTCTTGTCCGAAAGCCCTTCGAACAAGGCTGAATTAAGGGTAAAGAACCGAGAGTCCTTTAGCGTTTTTCCCTTAGACAGCACCAGGCCGCCCTTAGCTACATCACGCTCCCAGCTATCGCAAACGCTGGGCGTCGTCCTAAAGACAATATCGTCGCCATTGATTCGAACCGGGATCTTCCGAAGAGGATCCGCGAATCTCGTCGAATACCGAAACGTGATGTAGTTTACCAGGCAAAGAAGAGGGAACGAAGTTAAGTTTCCCATCAATTGCCCTCTCCGCTGAACGAAGATCCCATCTTTACACGATAAGAGTGGTGACTCGTATAAAGAACGGGCATGAGATTTGATTCCTTCAGGAACAAGGAAGGAATTCTCGAGCAATTCATCAAGTATGGCGCACTGGAGGACAGAGTTGAGATTATCTGTCGCAGACTCATAATCTCCGCTAACGAAGATCTCACCAGGTACACGGTGGAAGTCTTTGAACTTGTCTGCCTTTGCGTCTCCACGCAAGAGCCACTTGAATCGGGATAGGTGATCGTACATAGAAGAATGCAAGGGACGAAGGGCTGCATCAGCTCTTGGGGGAACCGATATGACCCTCCACTTGCCACCACTCTCTACGCACGACACCCGAGAAGCGCAACGCTGCAAATTGGTAACACCAGAAATGACATACGAACAGAACTCAGATCGTAGCCAACGCTCTTGTGAAACCAAGCCCCTGCAGCCCCCGTCTTTCCTCGAAGTCTCAGAGCATGACGACGTAGAAAGTACGCTTGAGGTGCAATAACCTCCATAAAATTTAACATCCCAGCCAGGCCGGAATATCTTCTTTGTCAGATTCCTCGCAAAGTTGAGAAAATCTCTGGCGGGTGGCTCCTGAGCTTGAGCCATTTTATGGACGTAATGAACCTCGTTAGGCTTCTCTTGTGGAATGACCTTTCGAAATAAAAAGAGAGAATGCGCAATCCCAGCCCGGGAACGCGCCGAAAGACTTGAAACCACAGTCTTCCAAGGGTGATCGGGGCACCGCTCAACAAGTCCAGAACAGAACTTCTTGAGTTGGTTTAAGTCAGAACCGTAGTTTGGTAGTGGGAGATCTACACCATATAGATCTTCTAACAACCCAACAAAACTACGGAACCTTCCGTGTGCCTCACCAATGTCTCTTAGCATGTCCAACGATTTGTCCGAAGACTTAACGCTTTTACAGACATACACCATACCTCGCGGTTTTCTGTCAC